AAGCTCATTGTTTGGCTGTTGATGGATCACATACTATCATATTTGCCTTACCTGATTCAGTATCGGGTAATACAGTAGTAACTGACACTGTCACTATAACAAAATCTTGGGTCTTCTTAAGAGGACCGGGAAGACATTTTCACATAAATGCAACAACTGGTCCAGGTGTATGTATATCAGGTAGAGGTGTAGAAGTATCTGGTATATTGATTAATGGAGCATGTACAGTAACATGTTCTCCAGCTATAAATATAACAGGCACATTTACAAGATTAGATCACATAGCAGTAAAAAATGCTAAAACATCAGGAATCAGGGCATGTAGTGCAGATGAATTAAGATTGTGTAGTGTAACATCTTCAGATAATACGGTGCATGGAATACATATAACATGTACAAATGATATATATATAGAAAAATCAGTAATTTCACATAACACATGTAGTGGTATAGCTGTATTTGGCACATCACATGATATTGATTTGTTAAATTCTACACTTACTGAAAATTGTAGTTATCAATTAAGACTATGTACTGGTGTAAGCGGTGTTATTATAACACCAGCATCAATGATAACGGATGATGCATCTAATAGATTATTAGATAATGCAACCAATACAGTTGTTGGTGATATTCAGAATCAAACACGTATAATTAAGAAAGTACAAACAAACAGACAGATTATTGCAGGTAACCAGTTAATAATATATGACGATGATGATGTAACCCCACTTTTGACGTTTAACTTGCAAGATTCCGGTGGATCACCAACATCAGACAACCCAGTTAGAAAAGTTCCAACATGAGCTTTTTCATAACTAATGGGCTGGGAGATAACACACTCCTTACCAACGGACTTGGTGGAGCAACTGTTGTCATTGTAAATCCAAAATTATTAGAGAGGACACAGGGTTCAGGTGTAGGTAATTACCATAAGAAACGTGTAAAAGGTATAGAATTACGCAATGAAAACACTCTATTATTAATAAAGCCTATAGAGTTCAACCATTGGTCCATAACAAGAATACTCAAATTCCTTAAACTTGACGCATCAAATGAACTGTTAATTAGACAGATGTTAAAGAAAATGGAAGACAATACGTCAAAGATTGACATGACTGTATTCAAAAGTACTAACAATAAACTTGTGGCAAAACAGCATTTCATGCATATGTTAGACGGTTCATTGTCTTTTAACGGGGAGAAATTCCTATCATTCGTAGAGAAACAAATAACAATAGTAGACAAAAGACTAGATAAGAAAGACAAAGAAACGAAACATATAAACGTGACAGACACTATAGATAATATAGAGGTAGCTGAATTGATGAATATAATTAAGGATATGGAGGACACAGATGATATTTGATAGTTTTATTGAAGGATTGAAGAAATCGTTTTCAGGTAAGACATTTACTAGGAAACTGAACAAATGTGATAAATGTGGCAAACCTAGTTACTTTAGCACTTGTCTTAAATGTGAGGTAGATGACGTATATAGAGGTGCAAATAATGTTTGATAAGAAGAAGAAAGATCCGTTCTCCTATATCACACCAGAAAACTTTGACATGGTAAGACAGTGTCTTATGCAAGGACTTCATTCAAATGACCCGAAAGCAATAGTAGAAAACATGAAAAAAGTAACAAATATACCTGAAGATGCTATAGTAGCAATAGTCAGCGCTGAAATAGGCGGTGCCTTTGACGCATGGAAGAAGGAAACAGGAGATACACTTGGCTGATAAATTACGACTTGATTCAGGTGGAACTGATGTCGGTAAAAAAATAATTAAAATGCATCAAGAAGATGAACAAAAGGCTGTTAATAACCATAAAGAAGGATTTTGCTGGAAATGTGAGAAGAAAAAAGCAGTATCAGCTACCGTGTTTAATGTATGTCAGCACTGTAGAAGAAACAGAGGAAATGAGTTCTTATTGGTGTCAATGGCAGATAAGGGATGGGATATATGCATGTTTTGTTCAAGATATACATGGGATATTAAACAATTTAATGCAAGATTATGTTATGAATGTCACTATATAGTAAGAAAAACAATGGCTAACTTTAGGAAAGAAGGTGGAACCACAAAAGTTGATCCATTCTGGAAGTCAATGAGGCGTAAAGGTGGAAAAGACTTTATGTTTAGTCAAGGATTTTCTAAAGATTTCAGAAAATAATATTAATGTTTTACAGGTGTCATTATAAGATTAACACGTTGTTTTACACTATCATATAATATATAACCTCTTACATGTGATAATTTCTTGAATACTTTTTCACCATATTTACGTGCAACTGCAAAATGTTTGCCTGTTTCTTGGCCTGAAAATATAATTTCACCTTTCTTTGGATCGTATTGAACCTCTGTTACATGTTCAAAATTGGCCTTATGTTTATCATTCATTCTTTCAAACTCTTCCTCACCATGTTCATAATATACCAATGACTTTGAAAAATCAGGTGTATATCCTGCATTTCCTTTATGATTATCACTTATTAGTGCAACTGTTTTATCATTTATCATGATACCAGATAGATGATTTTCTGCTATAATATCTTGTGAACCAGGGTATAATTTCATATAATGTGATAAGTCATCATATACATACATTGATGCGTTTGTCATTAAGATTATATAAGAGATCAGTCTATATAAGATTATGGGATACCACAACTGCAAGAAATGTGATTCATTACTATCTAGATATACTATAGACAGACCTATAGAGGGTGAATATAAGAATTATAAGATTAAATTATGCTGGGGGTGTGGATATTTTTCAATATATCCAAATATAATAGATGATTTTACCACCTCATTATTGAATGACAAGACAATGATAATGGAGTTAATAGCAGATAAATTACTTAGACCGATTCTTTAAATATCTCAAAAACATATTTAAAATATGGAATTTGACTTTTTAGGAGACGTTATTGCAGGGGCAGTATTATTCATAGTATCAGGATTAGCAGCATATACATTCAAATTCTTTAAGGATAGAAAGGCAATGATAGTAGAAAATGAGGAAGAAATAGATAAAATAAATGACAAATTAGACACAATAGATAGACAATGTAGATCAGAATCAAGACGATTAAGGAAGGCAGTAGTAATATTATCTAAGAGATTGGATAAGAAATCACAGGAAGCACACCCTAAAATCGACACTGCATTTGAAGAGATAACCAGAGATATCCTGACTGACGACTACTGAAAAGTTTATATAGGGAATTAACGTGGAATTAGTATGGTATTCGAATTAGCCGGCCGATTAAGATATCATGCACTCTGGGCTTATGCAGCTTTAGTAGGTGTATTTGTTGGACTGGATAAAGTTCCAGTTGAAGATACACAGGCACTAGTATTATTACTAGCACCAGTAGCAGTGATCTTGACAGCCGACGTAATCAAAAACAGAAACAGAGTCTCTTAGGGGTTTTTTGTATTCCCACTAGGAACAGTTCTTCTTTTTTATAGTTAATATTATATATGATGATCCTTTATAATACATATGGCAGAAAAAACTTTCTTCTCCAAACTTGTTACCAAAGATTTAACAGCCATAGACAGTAACAGAAGATTATTTGAAGGTGTATTGACCGTAGAGATGAAAGACAAACAGGGAGAAATTACCGTAAGAGATGAATTACTTAAAGTATTACCGATATGGATTGCAAGAGGGGGACCTATTACAGACACTCATTCTAACAGAGTAGTAGGACAAGGAATCAATTTTCAAGCAACTACCGTAACAGATTCAGAAGGAACCAGTTATCCAGCAATTACAATACAAGGTGAAATTTTTAAAGACTATGAACTAGATGACGAGATTTGGAAATCAATCAGAGATGGAACTTACAAAGGACTTTCATTCGGAGGAGCAACTAAATCCAATAGAACACCAATAATGCAAAAAGATGGATCAGTAGCATATTCCTTAAAAGATTTAGAACAATATGAAGTAGCCGTATGTGAAGAACCAGCAGTACCATTAGCACTTATCACTCAACATAATGCAATTGCAAAAGCAATGGCAGGAAAGACCGTAGACAGAGGAGATGGCAGAATGTGTATCAGATGTGATAAATTCAAATGTTATGTAGAGAAAGGTGATGATACTTTCGCAGATGTAAGAGATGCCAATATTCCAACTAAAGACAAGGATGCAGAAGCATTAGAGAATAACAGAGGAGAACCACAAGAAAACGGGGCTACTTATCATGGAACATCAAAAGGAAGAACACATACCTGTGATGCAGATGTAAGAGAAGTAAACAATGTAGAAGTAGGAGATAAACCAGCAGGTCAAAACTTAGTGAAAGAAGATGGTAAAGCAGTTGATATAGATGAGGATAAAATGTTAGCAGATGCAGGATTAAAGGAAGAAATCAAAGAGACAACATTTGCTGATGCAGAAGATGAACCAAAGGTTGAAACACCAAAAATTGAGACACCAAAAGGACATGGCAGATTTAATAATAATAGTAGTGGATTATCCGTAGTATCAGACGAGGGACCTAAAAAGAAGCCAATGTCAGCAGCAAGACTAGCATCAAGAGCAAGAAGAGCAGGATTTGCAAAGGCCATGGACATATTAAATATATTAATGAAAATTAAACTAGATCCACCAGGACAAGTATCAAGAGAAGGAGGACTTCAAGGCGTAAAAGAATCAATTGTAGGAGGTAAAAAGGTAGGTACAACTTTAGAATCAGAGACACCAGGTAATGTTAATCCAAAATCAACAAATATGCAACATGGCAGTGTAGGAGATGCTGCATCAAGCAATTATCATGCAACTCATTTGGACCCAGATGTTGCAGAGAAATTTAAGACTGACTATCAAACTGACAGAGTTGTAAGAGAATATACAGACGAAGAAGATTCCAAAAAAAAACTAGAAAAAACTAACACCTGTACTAATACATATACAGAGCCAGCAAGAGGTGGTTTTGCAGGCAGAGAACCAGGTGAAACATGTGACAAGAACGAGTCAACATCAATTCATAATGTAAATCAGCCAAAACATGTCAATAAACCGTATGAAGATGAGGAAGCAGAGGCATTGAAATCAGAACGATCATTCACTGCAAACAATGCAGAGGATGGTATTAATGGTAAATCCAGAGAATATGAGGATAAAGATGCAGAGGCATTCACAGATAAAGGTAATTTTGCTGTAAATAACCCAGGAATGGGTTCAGGAGGCATTAGAACAGGTTCATCTTATGATAATGCACAACAGGATACAGGAGCAAAAGACAACCCAAGAAAGCAAGAGATAGAAGAATACGGAGGAGAAGAAGATCGGGGGGTCCTAAATCCAAGAGATACAAAAACAGAAGAAGCAGAATCAGTACCAAAAGACTCTGTATCAGCATCAGATAACTCACGATTTAACAAGGCTGCAGTAACGATAACAAAACTTATATTTGATTTAAAAACCAATATATAGACAACCTTATATATATCATTCAGTGTATATATAGTAACAACATGACTGACGAAAAAGAATTTAAAGACGATGAAAAAGACAGCAAAGAAGAAGAAAAAGTAGAGAAATCTGCATTTGATTCCTCATTGCAAGCATTGACAGAGACAATCAAAGGATTCGACATCAATGGTCTTAAGGACGAAATCAAAGGTATTGGCGCTAAAGTTGATACATTCGATTCCAGAATTAAAGCCATGGAAGAACCAACAGACTTACCGGTGAAACCAAGCGTTTCAGCCAAAGAGGATATTGGTGCAGATGTTAAAGCCCCTGATACATATCAAAGCAACTCACAGCAAGCAGGTATCCGTGAAGCCGACCCCGACAATAAGGAGGAGAAGGACGATAAGAAACTTGAAATGCAAGAGAAAAGCTTAAGTCAAGGCAATGTTTTCACAACTGAGACACCACGTCCAGGCGCAGCTCTCGAAGCAGTAGAGAAATCTTCTGGTAGAGAAATAAGCGAGGTGCTAAAAGCAGCTCGTGAAGTAGGACATGAAGGACTCAGTACAGTCGGTAGAAGAATTCTGAAAGGAGATTTCGGTAGTCCAGGTGAAGGCGAACAACAATGGTAAAAATACAAACGATTGATGAGCTAGAAGCACTTTACTATGGTTACAACCGTAATACTCTTAGGAAAGCAGATGCACCAATTACTACAAGCACTTGTGGTACATTCAACTCTGTGTTCGGAGCATACGCATGGGCTCAACTAAACCTTGAAGCAAATGCATTTGGTATTTTACCAAAGTATCCTTGGGACAAATCAGGTTGGAGAACTATAACTGCTAAAGCAGATGCATTACCATGTCCGGGTGCTAATCACACCGCAGAAGGTGGTACTGTTGAAGGTGGTAATATTGCAGACACAATCAAACCAACTTTAGAAGAAATTGATGTAAGACCAAAAACTGCTCAATTACCATTCAGTGCCTCAGAGGTAATGGAATGGCTAGCAACACACAGTAAAGATGACATATGGGGTGGTCTAGGTTCACTTAGACTATTCATGGCAGTTCAACACAAAGAATTGTTAAACAGAATGTTATTAGCTGATGTAGAGCTTCCAGCCGTAACCAATTGTGGTGCATTCGGTGGTACATTGAATTGGGAATCATTAGACAGAATTATCTCTTCAGATGCTGAAGAAGATGTCACAGGAGGTTCTTGTGGTTCTGGCATGTATGACCCATGGGCAGCCAATGCAACAATTGATAGAGATTCAGGAACAACTTATGACTCTACTGTACAATCACCATCCGGTACTATTGGTACTAATGGTATTATTACAGACGATGTCTTGAGATCATTCCTTAGAACTATCAGAAAGAAAGCTGGTAAAGATCCAAACGTTTTCCTCGGTTCTCACGAAGTTTATTCCGAAATACAAGGCCTATACATGCCTTCAGTCCGTATTGCAAATCCATACGGTGAAGCATTAGTACAAGTCGATGTAAACGGTATCCAAACTTTCAAAGGAACTGGTGTAGGTATTCACGTTGATTCCATCTATGGAATTCCATTCATTCCAACCAAAGATGCTCCAAGCAATGCTTGTGATTCATCCGAAGTAGGAAGACTCTTAGCATTAGATACATCTGATGCAGAAGGATATGGTTACCCAAGATTAGGTATCATGGTCAATATCCCAACAGAATATTATGAAGCAACCCGTAGAAGTCCAGGATATCCATTTATCAACAATGCATTTGTTGAGAAAGGTGTATTCAGAACTATGGGTGAAACCGTATGTAGAAACTTCATCGCTCAAGGTAAACTTAGAGACATTAGTCTATAGGCTTACCAAACGAAAACCCCATACCATAAACATCACTGTTTAGGTATTTTTTTATTCTACTTTCTCAAGGGGAGACTACAAATCCTTATATATTATTAATACTACATTTATATATGGCAATCACAGTCGCACAGAATGCAGACCATAAGCGTCTCACAGGAAAGACTCTAACAGTCCAAGCCGAACTAACATCACCATTGAAAACAGCAATCGTGTGTGTTACATTTGGAGCTTGTGACACCTACTCAAGTTGTGGGGTTACAGTTGACCTTTCTATGGGCGGTAGATTTAGCACCATATTGGAAGCATCAGTTATATCTAATGATGCAGGCCTTCTACTTGAATACGTGCCAGCAGCCGCAGGGGCAGCAGCAACAGGTAAGGTAAAAGCATACGGATATATCAATGATGACACAGCAGGTGTTAATACAACCCCAGAGGCTCTTAATGAATTAGCTGCTTCATCAGCAATAGTTAATTCTTTGGCAATTAGACTTCGAGTAACAGGCTTTTAACAGAGTCTAAACTCTTTTTTTATAACAAACCTTATATATGTTTTGACCTATATTTAATTATGGCACAAGTTAATAGAGGCAGAGAGAAATTAACAAATGACGGGGGGTCTCTAATAGGATTATATAATGAAAATGAAGGAGTAGCAACAACAGCATCTTTTGTAACAGTATTAGATGTAGATAGTAGGACCGTACGAGAATCAGTATTTATTATTCATAACAATGCAGCAGGAGATTTAGATTATCAGATTTTAGCAAATGCAAGACCATTAGAAAGTATTGTAGATCCATCAGGTACAAATGACGATGATAAAGGGTGGGTAGTTTTATCGTCATCATCTATAGCAACAACAGCAGCACCATCAATAGAAACATTATCAAATCCTTATACACGAGTTATAGTCCAAATTAAACACACCACTTTAACAACCGATGTAGATATTTGGCATCGTGGTGAGAATTAGTGACTGGTTCATTAGATAAAGTAAAAAACATTGTATTATGTGTTGATACCATATTAGGTAACAATGCAGGTGAGATTAATTTTGATAGTACACATTCTGTAATGAATATAAGAAATACATTTACAGGAAGCTCATTACAAGTAGGTCAAGAACAGCATATTTTTGCTATAAACAATACTTGTTGTACAATAACTGATGGTAAAGCTGTAAAAGTAATAGGTTATGATGCAGCAGCAGATGCACTTGAAATAGAACCTGCAAAAAGTGATATAGTTAATGGTGTATCTGTTGGTATGACAACAACAAGTATGACTGCTGGTGCAACAGGATTAGTAACCACATTTGGCAGGGTAAATGATTTAGATACTTCTAGTTTTTCTGCAGGAGATGTTGTATATGTTTCTCCGACAGTTGCAGGTGATATAACTGCAACAAGACCAGCAATACCAACACAAATAGGCATTGTTGGCAAAGTAGATGCTTGTACAGGATTCATAAATGTATTAGTAAAAGAATTGGAAAAATCAATATATGGAGTTTATAACCATTTAGCAGATCTAACATTCACTGCGAATACTGACACACCTTTACCTTTCGATGATGATGGTGAAGTTTCTGGTATTACTCATAGTACATGTACAGATAATGAACAATTTACTTTTCCAAATAAAGGTGTATATCAAGCAACTATAGAGCCACAACTCGGCAGGTCCACTGGGAGTTCTCCTGAAATTGTTGATACTTGGGTAGATATAGATACAGGTTGTGGTTTTACCGCAATAGCACATACAAATATTAAAAGATCAGCCGGTGCCGTAGGAGATACAGGTATTGCACCATTAACCACAACATTCAGAGTTAACGCAGGGGATAAAATTAGATTTATGGCAAGATCAACATCAACAGATATGGAATTTGAATTTACAGCGGCTGTTGGTAATGTACCAGATACACCAGCGTATATAATGAATCTCGTTAGAGTTGGAGACTAGGCAATAGCCTAAATCTTTAAATCCTTTAAAATCACTTATATATCATGGCAACTTGTTATGCAACAACATGTGATATAGCAGACTTTCTTAGAATATCAATAACAGCATGTACCAGTCCTAGCATAGCACAGGTAGAGAAATTAATCAAAAGAGCAGAGGAGAAAATTGACCGTAGAACAGGTCATACTTTTGGACGTACAAAACAGACCAGAAACGAGGTTTATGACTTACCATTATTATATACATTTGGATGGGGTACATTCATACCATTAAAACATAGGGATGTAAATACTTGTGCATGTGGAGGCATGAAATTCTGTCCAGGTGCAGGGGATAAATTAGAGGTATGGAGTGGTGGAACAGGTTCTTATTCAGATATAACATGTGGTGCACAAACATATGAGGTAGAAGGTATAAAAGGAGAGGTTTATCTCAGGGGATTCATATTTTCAATACTAAGAAAGAATAGAATAAGAATAACATATAGATATGGAAACGTAGCAGAAGGAGTACCTGAAGATATAGAAGATGCAACAGTAAAACTAACATGTATAGACTTAATCAGATCCTCAATCAAAATGGATGACCTTGAATTCGGTGGCGCTATCAAAAAAGAAGAAGCAATGAATAACTGGAAAGAAGAGGCAGATAAAATCATCCGTGACAGAGAAGAGGTGTACGTCCTCCCATGAGCATATTTAAACTAAAACAATCAGAATATAACAAATTTGAAGACAGACTTACATATCAATTAGGTCAGAGACTAGAGAAAGAAATGAGAGATGAATTCAAAAATCTACCTAGTTACTACTATGCAGACAATGATTATTCTAAAACAATAATATATGATCACACTGGAAAAATTGTAGGTAGTGAGGAATGGGCCGTAGCAGCATCTGATACTGGTGGTGACTGGACCTGGAATGCCCCACCACCAATGGACAAGTTAATAGAACATGTGTCTAAAAGATATGGACTTAAAACTAAACGTGAGGTTAGAGCAGCAGCATATAACCTACAAAAGAAAATAATAAGAGAAGGTATAGAGTCAGAGTATTGGGTTGACAAATATCTCACTGATTTGGTAATGACAGAAGGTGCACCAGGGAGTGGTAGAATTTGACCATTATTACATATGATGCTATATGTGACCTTAAATGTGCATTATGTACACAATGGGATGCCACATGTCTAGGTGGAACCAAACCAGCAATTGATCTAGTATGGGATAAAAAGGTAGTAGGTTTTGACGGGGATTCTACAGAAAGAATAATCATAGAGCCATTATCAGAACCAATAAAGTCATTTGACCTATACGGAAGAGCATATTGGCACGATTTACATGTCAAGATTGATATTAGATCCTATAAAGCAGGGGGAACTACCAGACAAAATGCAATAGTAAAAGAGGTTACCCGTATCATACAGAACATAATAAGAAGAGATGCAGAAGGATTCCTACAGGTAGTATTGAATAAATCCGAGACCAGGAACCAGGACTACAGAAACATGTATAGGCACATGATAGATTTGACCTACAATGATGTTAACACCCATACCTTCGTATGAATCTTTATATATAAAATCACACTATTATACGTATGGTATTTACTGGTGCATTTGTATATCTGCAATGGGCAAAAGAAACAACCTTTGGTACTGCAGCAGCAGATATTGCAACTACAGCAGGAGAAACATTCGGATTTGAACAAAAAATTACCAATTTATCATTCACAAATAACAAGATTCCATTATCACAACTTAACGATGTAAGAGTAAAGACTTATGCATACGGTCAAACTCGAGGCACATTATCAGTAGACTTTGTATTGTCAAGTCCATGGTTCATAGAACTAATCGGATTCAAAGACGGTGGAACTGCAGGATGTGCTTCACCTTATACACATACATGGAGTATCGATCAAACAACTTGTACTAAACTTATTCAATCATTCACCACTCAAATAGGACTTGATACTGGGGGAACAGATATCCTAAGAACAGCAGTAGGAGGAATAGTAAACAGTGCAACAATAACAACCTCAATAGGTGAAGTAGCAAGAGTATCATTAGATGCAAATTATTCTAACGAAGCATTAACCTCAGCATTAGATGCATGTCCGGCAGTATTATCAGTATGTGATCATATACCATTTACTTTCTCTCATGGAACATTAGAATTCCCAGATTGTACCGTAATAGCAGAGGTACAGGATGTATGTGTTACATTCTCACAGAATTCAGACCATATATGGGGAATAGGTGACAGTCGTGCAGTATCTGGAGTAAGAAAATTATTCGAGATGACTGGAAAATTCAAGACATCATTTACCGATACAGTACAATTAGAAAAACTATATGCTCAACAAAATGATACATTGGCAAACTCTTGTCCAGCAGAGACATTATTAGTTTGTCAACCAACACTAAAATTGACATTCACAAACGGTGCAGCCTCATGTGCAGAAAGAAGTATTACATTTAACTTTACTGGAATTGCATTAGATGATCATAATCTAAGCATTGAACCAAACGAACCAATCTTTGAAGATTTGAACTTCCAAGCAGCAGGATGTACCGCAGTTGCAGTCAATGCTGTAGCAACAATCCCAGCAGCAAGTTAGATAACCTTTATATATCTCCACAACCAATATTCTACATGGCAATAAAGTCTTTCGAAATATGTTATAAAGACCAAAAAGAAACCGTTGAATATGAAACAGAGTTATCTTTCGGGGAGACAGAAACTATTATCAATCAATCATTAGACTTAACAGATATACAGAAACCAAAAGTAAAGATAGGAATATTCAGAGTGCAAATACTATTAAAAACACTACGTAAAGCACCATTCCCATACAAGGCAGAAGCCTCAATAAAGGCAATAAAGAACTCTGTAATCAATGAAATACTTGACCATATAATGCAGGATTATCCCTTAGTCAATTTTTTAGGGGACTGGATGATGAGCTTCATGGGCTCAATGGAGGAGAACGAGCTACAATTGGAGTCTACGCCTTCTGTGCAGTCAAGTTCGGATGGACCAAAAGAGAAACAGACGAGCACGGAGCCGCCTTCCTCAAAAAGTTAATCGCATACACTAACGAACATATGAAGGATGCTATACAGTTCAAGTAATCTTTAAATTCAATTATACATTTATATATATATGGCAGACTATAAACTAAAACTAGAGATTGATGCCTCCCAGTTAGAGAAGACACTCAAACAGGTTCTAAACAAGACCATGGGTGGATTTGCAGGTACAGGAGGTGGATCTAAAGGTGCACAGTTTAATCAGCAATTATTGGATGCCCAGGAGAAATTAAAGAAATCACTTATCAATGAATTATATGATAGAAAAGAGATAATGCAAAAGATGAAAACTGAACATATGAAAGAATACAAAGAACTATCTGCACGTAATACTAGACTTAGACAGCAAGGAGTTAATGAGTCAAGATCATTTAGAAACATAGGACAGTTGTTTGGTGGCAGAGCAGGAGGTGCAGCCGGTTCAGTTATGGATTTGATTTCAACCAAGACAGGTTTCATGAAAGATAAAGATGGTAAACCCAAGAAAGGTTTGCCACAGGCAGTCAAACTTGCAGGAATAGCTGCAGGTATTGCAGGAGCTGCTGGATTTGGAAAGATGATTATAGACTCATCACCAGTATTAAAGGCAATGTTAAAATTATTGAATGTAGGTATCATGTTAATATTAAGACCAATAGGAGACTTTATAGGATTTATGTTAAGGCCAATGCTTATAGAGTTTGTAAGAAAGGTAGCAATACCGGCTTACCGTAGCGGTGCGCAGCTTGCTAAGAAATGGGGTACTAAGTTCGGAGAAGCAATGATAAACTTTTTCGGAGATCCTATAGGAACAATAGTAGAAGCAATTAGATTGGGAACAGCAGGAGTTCTCAGTGAGGCAGCAGACGGAATAGGAAATGCAATAGGAAATTACTTTTTACCAGAAGCAGGAGCATGCACAGGAGAAGAATGTCAATCATTGACACCTTTCGAAGAAATACAACAAAGTATATTGGAACAAGAGATAGAAAAACTTGATCAAATAAAACAGGAAATAGCAAAAGTAGATACTTCATTGGATAAAGCACTTAAGGATATTTACCCATGGTTACAGGGTCAAACTGGACCGTCAGCAGAACAGGTAGCCGAACAAAAGGTAATCGATGATGCTAAAAAACAAGCAGCAGATGCATTAGCAGGTATCGAAGAAGATTTCGATCAAGGAAGACAGGATGAAATTGATAGAAAAGAAGCAGAAATAGCAAAAGCAGAAGCAAAAACCGAGGAAGATAAAATGAAAAAAATAGCAGAATCTTTGAAAGGAGCATCAAGAGTATACTTATCAGATGCAGCAAAGGAAATACTTGGAAGATATGATGCATATAGAAACGGTTCAGCAGCAGAAGGAGCAACCCCACAGGCAGGCGGAAGAGGAAGCAAAGAATTTGGTACAAAATATAGTACTTTGGCTACTTCAGAGATGGGAGGAATGTTTGGTACTGGTGAATTTACATGTGTATGTGGAATAAAAACAGAAATTATGGAATTCCAAAACTTTGCAGCAGACTCAAGAATGCATGCTGAGACATACACAGAGGCATTAAGATGTGTTGCAGCACATGGTGGTTGTATTACTGAAGTATATGCAGAATTATTGGCAATAGAGAATCAAAAACTGGCAATGAAGGGACTAGAAAAAGGTACAGCAGCATCAATTTTAGGTTACACTAAAGATATAGAAGGAAACTGGAAACTAACCACAGAGTACTCTCAAAACATAACAGAAATACAGGAAAAAGCAATGAATTGGATAGCAGGAAAGTTACGACGTATTGCAAGTTATAAAAATAAATCTGGGTCAACACCACAGTTTGCACGAGATGCAGGAGCAGCATCAAATGTAAACAGTATATATTCAAATGTCTCTTCTAGTGTAAGCAGGGCCAAATACCAGTATACATTAGGCAATGGTGTAACAAAATCAGTATTTATGAATCCTAGTACAGCAGATATATACCAAAAGAAGTATGCATCAGGGGGACTAATAGGAGGACATTCTATACTATCATTTAGAAAAATGGCATCAGGCGGACTAATAACAGAACCAATACTTGGTATAGGACAGAATACAGGTAAAGGATACATGATGGGTGAAGCAGGTCCAGAAAGAATAACTCCAGGTGCAGGACAAGCACCAAATTCAGGAGGAGGGAACACTTTCAATATTACTATTAATGCAAACAACATGGGAGACATAGAGAGACAACTCAAACCTGCAATACTTAAAATGCTTAAGGAATCAACATCAAGGGCTGGTATAGTATGAGTGACATAACAATACAAAAAGTAACTGGCTGTTCACAAGACTGCTCATTACAACACATATACTTTCCATCAGGACAGGGATCTGCATGTAGTCCATCAGTGTGTAGCCCCCCAGCAGGTACATATTACACATGGCAACAGACATATCTGTTCAAGTCATGTGACAGTGTACTTATAAGAAACTTTGACTCTATAGATATAGAACTCAGGACTCCTGTAGGAGACTTTCCAATTCCTGAACTCAGGGATACATGTAACATATTGGTAAAGGCAGAGGGTAACGGATTAAACGTAAGAGTAGCATTCACTGTAAAGGATGAGATAGCATGTTGCTCTATATTCAGTCCAGGAGCATGTAGTTGTGCACAGGCCATACTTACTGTTCAAGAACAATTATGTTTTTGGGTCAATTCATTCCAACCAAACAGTATGGAAGACGGGTATATAATAACAATAGATGGTGTAACAAGACTAGGTACTGTAAAGAATCTGTCGTTTTCAAAATCAGCGTCAACACCTGTAACATATATTGCAACGTTGGACTTTGTCGCTGGTAATATTGTTGCTGGTGAGTCTTAGTGGCAAGAGTAAAGGTATTTGTATGCAATGTAGATACAAAGGTACTTGAGACAAATGTAACTCGTGAAGGAGAAAGAGCAATTGATCAGTCAAAACTCATATTACCTACATGTTCATCTATATGTGTAGGTGACAGTGTAAAGATATTACAGGACGCATTGAATTTATGTGATATGGTAGGAGCATATATGTTCCAAGGCTCTGCCATAGATGAATCAGGTTTAGATAACAGTGCATATGGATGCATATCATTTCCTAGGGTAGATGCAATTTTGTCATGGTGTTCTTCATCATGCTGTATTTCTAATGAAGGAATAAGAGACTCAGTATTGGTTAATAACGGTGTCACATCAGTTACAGGAAAAAGAAACGCATTTGGATTGTCATTTGATGGCGTATGTGATCATGTAACAATGGCATGTGAACAGATTTATGATATAGATCAGACTACACAGGTGTCAATGTCAGCCTGGATTAAAACCAGTGACAATACAGTTCCAATCATTGCTAAAAAAGCAACAGGACCAACTGATACAGGATTTGAAATGAGCCTAGACGCTTGTGGCAGAGTTAACTTTAGACATACAAATACAGCAACTACAAACGAACTTCATATAAGAGGAGACACCGCAGTAAATACATGTGTATGGACTCATGTGTCAGTATTGTATAACGGCATACCAGGATGTGGTGCATGTGGAGTTGACATATATGTTAACGGTTCAACAGATACAAAAGGTGTAATAACAGACAACTTAACAGCCACTACTCTTAACTGTTCCAATGTGTCATACGGTGCATATGCAGACGGAACATGTACATTTGCAGGTTCAATGGATGATGTAAACATATGGGTATCAAAAAAAATTACTGATGAAGAATTAAGGTCCGTATATAACAAAGGCATAACAGAAGAGATATGTGGAAGAACAGGTACTGCATTAAGATTTAATGGTGTTGATTCTTTTAAAGAAGTGCCATATACTACTGACTTTGATTTCCCAGGAGTATTTGATATATCAACATGGATAAGATTAGATGCATGTGACACATCAATACAGTATGTTTATGCAAGAAGAACTTTATCCGGTAACGGTGTGGCATTGGCAGTAAATAGACTTGTGGCAGGAGACATAGTAGCAGAGATAGACGGTACACAAATAAAGACATGTGGTACGTGTTATAATGATGGTGCATGGCATTTTGTAAGGGTATACAGAGGAACTGACAGTGTGGTTCACTTACAGGTAAACAATGCAGAGATATCATGTTCTACTATAGCATCAAATATTACACTTGCAAGTCCTGCATTATTTATAGGAACTAACCATAATAAAACGGCATATTATTCGGGGGATATTAACATGTTAAGAATATACAAGAGAGTAATACCAGCAGCACAAATGACAAGACTATACTCATGTGTAACATCAACATCAATAATGAAATTCGGAGGGGTTGCTACCAAGATAGAAAAGGAGATATTAAAAAAGAATGTAGTAGTACAGTCATTTGGTAAACAGTTAGGAGAGACAGAGGTAAGAGCAGAAGAGTTCAACTGTAGAAGTCCAGAGTTCATAGTAGATGACCTTATAAGAAGAAATACATGTCTTATACCACACATACACGGCACAGCAAGTGGTATAGTTCTATCAAGATTCAATGCAGATGGAAAACTAATAGACCTTATACGTGACTTGGTACAGTTGTCCGGCAAGACATTCTCAACAGACGCTTTAAACCAGTTTCATATGCATGAGAGTGCGTTCAGATCCACATGTTTTGTATTCACACATGGTCAATGTGCAAGGAATTTTGAATGTATTAACGATGATACAGAGATAGTGAATGACCTAGTAGTAATAGGAGAAGTCAAAAAATACAATTCAATAGAATGTTTCACTGGTGACGGATGTACACAGACATTTACATTAACTAACGGAGCAATATCATCAAGGGTATTAGTAGGAGGAACTGAACAGACAGCGGAAGATGACTACAATACATGTGTTGTTAACAAGACAATAGTATTTTCTTGTGCACCTGCATGTGCTGCTGCAATACAGGTTGACTATCAGTACGAGTTACCATTACTCATAAGAGGTGAGAAACAATCAAGCATAGATACAAATGGTCGTCACAGTAAGAGACTTGTAATGCCATGGATTAAGACAAGAAATGACGGTATTAGATTCATCAACGGTTATCTTAACAGGTTCCAATCTATACGAACATCATTAAAATTAGAACTTGGTGTTATGAAAAATGGTCTTAATGAAGGTGACGTAGTAAGAGTTGTGAATGATATTAAATGTTCAGACAGTTCATATGTAGTAAAGTCATTGACGTGGAGGTATCCTGACATGAAGACTGATGTACTTGTAGGTGAGTTCAAATTCGATGACCTGGAATATGAGAAACAGATTATAGAGAAACTACACGATTTGGAATCAGCAATAACGGAAATTAAGGATATAAGATGTTCTGAACAGTTAGAAGAGATATTATGTTTGACTGATAATGTTAATATAATATGTGCTCTTGGACAAGGATTAGTAATTGCAGAAACATTGTGTTTAGGAGATGCCATATCCATAACTGTAGTTGTGCCTGCAAAATATAATCAGGGTTTTGAATATTGTGGAAATTGTGGAGTATATGGTTCAGAGGTAGAAAGTGCAGGTTATACTTGTTCTGGATTTACAGCATCTGGGTTTGTATTGGTCTCTGCGGCAGCACCATTTGACTTATTATTGGAGAACGGTGATAGTATATTAATGGAGACATGTGATATGTTATTAGGAGATGGAGTACCACCTAAAGTCATAGTTGTAGATACGGCTTTTGACATGTTATTAGAGTGTGGAAGCGTAATACTTATAGAGAACGGTGACAAAATACTATTAGACACACAGGATAATTGATATGGTTGACACAAAAATAACAGATTTAGGAGTGCTTTGTACAGCATGCTCATGCGATGTCGTGGCTATCGTAGATGTTACATGTCCAGCCACAACAATGAAGATAACTTATGATAATTTTATAGGCGGTAATAAAGTAATAGGTACCCAGGATTTCTGGATTCCAGCAGGAGCATGGACAGTAGATCCTACACCTTGTACAGGTGCATGTGTATCAGATGTGGCAATATGTGGTAAATATGTAAGTGTTATACAATTTGATGCTACTACTTCAGAAGATGCACAATTTACATGGCATCCACCAGCAAACTGGGACAATTCAACAGTATTATGGCAGTTGGTTTGGACCAATGGGGCAGGATTAACAACTGAAACTATAGATTTTGATTTAGCAGGAGTAGCATTATCGGATGATGATCCTATAGCATCAGCGACATTTGGTTGTGCGGTATCAGTTACTGATACATGGACAGCACAGAATGACCATAATGTAACAGCATTTAGTACTGTATTAACAATAGGAGGAACACCTACAACGGGGGATTCTATTATCTTTAAACTATCAAGAGACACAGCAGCAGACAACTTAACAGGAGACTGTAGAGTAAT